AGCGACAACCTGCGCGGCCTGATGCATCAGGTCGGTGAACTCGTCGCAGCTCGTGCGCGTGAACTCGTCCCGTATGACAGCGGAATGCTTCACGGCACGATCCGCTCCGGCTACGCGAAACAGAAGGCAACGATTAGGGCAGGATTTGAATCCCGTCCCGTCCGATACGCAGCCGTCATTCATTACGGATGGCCCAAGCGATCTATCAAACCGCGCCCGTTCTTGACGAAAGCCCTTGAAGATCGACAGCTTCAAGCTCTCGCAGCCCTTGAAGAAGGCATGGGAGCGATCCTGCATAAACGTGATTTGAAATGAGAAAAAATGAACTTTGATAGTTTCACTATTGCTGAAATCCGACTCATGGAAGAAATTTCCGGAGTATCTTTCCGGCAAATCGAGAAGGAAACAACCCCCATCGGCGGCATCTTCCAAGCGATCATTTTCGTGGTCGCTCGTCGCATGGGTAAGCCGCTCACGCTCGATGAAATCGACGCTCTTTCGATGAAGGAAGCAGAGCCCTATTTTGAAGGGCTCTACGAAGCTGAAAACCCTACGAACTGACACGTGCGCGTCAAAAAGCGCGCGTGTGTCTCGCAGCTCATATGCAGCCGAGCGAGTATGAAAATCTCACTCTGCTGGAGCTAAATCAGTTCATCTCTGTCATCAACCAACAGCGCACATAGGAAGGTTCCGCGATGGGTAAGCAAACAGTAGTTGTCAATATCCTTGCAAATACTAGCGGATTCCGTCGCGGGATCGACCATGTCACAGGCGCTCTTGGCACTCTCACCTCGACAGCAACAAAGACAGTCGGTGCTCTTGGTCTGTCGTTCGCTGGACTCGCAGCGACGAAGGGCATTGCGCGCTCGATGAAGATCGAGGAAGCACAAGCAAAGCTGCGCGCGCTCGGCGCTGATGCAGCAACGGTAAGCCAAGTCTCAGAAGATGCCCTGAAATCTGTCAAGGGCACTGCCTACGGCCTCGACGCAGCGGCAACCGCCGCCGCGTCTGCTATGGCAGCGCAGATCAAGCCCGGCAAAGACATGGCACGCTATTTGAGCCTCGTCGCTGACACTGCGCAAATCGCAGGCGTGAGCATGGAAGAAATGGGCAGCATCTTCGGGAAAGTCGCAACTAACCAAAAAGTTACGACGATGGAGATGAATCAGCTCGCTGATAAGGGCATTCCGATCTGGAAGTATCTATCAGACGAGTACGGTGTGAGCACCGAAGCTCTGCGAAAGATGGTCACGGATGGCAAGGTAGACCTAGACCATTTTCTCAGCGCTATCGAGAAGAATATTGGTGGTGCTGGCAAGGTCATGGCAGACACCACTAAGGGAGCATGGTCAAATATGCTCGCTGCTGTCTCTCGTTTTGGTCAAGTTGCTACGTCTCCGATCTTCCCCCACATCAAAACAGTGTTCTTTGAAATGACGAAGGGCATTGATGCTCTCACCTCTGCTATCAAGCCATACGCTGACAGGCTCGCAGAGTTTCTCGGCCCTCGCATCCAAGCGCTGCTATCTGGAGTAGGTGAGCGCGTCGCAGGTAAGATCATTGAAGGCGCGAACCGCATCTCTGAACTTCCAACTCGCATCGCAGCTGTCATGGAAGCGGTTAAATCTCGCATCCGAGACGCAACAGGTGTCGATCCAGATGCAGTCGCTACGCGTTTCACCGCTATCGCAGGCAAGATCAGCACTGCTCTGCGCGCTATGCTTCCCGCATCATTGCCTGATTTCGCAAACGGAATCGGTGAAAAGCTCGGCTCTGTTTTTGAAAATCTTCGACCAATCCTGCAAGGAACTTTCGACGCACTCGCGCCTCTGCTCACACCTGTAAAAGAAGCATTCAGCCAGATTGCCCCCGTCATCACGCAACTGATCGGCCCCGCAGCGCAGCTTGCTAGTTCATTTTCTCCCCTGCACTTCTTGATGCACTCGCTCGTGCCGATGCTTCCCAAGCTTGCCGGTGCACTATCGACGGGAATCGGCGCGGTGCTTCCTGTCATTACAAATCTAGTCACCACGCTTGGGAACACACTCGCACCTCTGCTACCCACTCTAGTGACGCTCGTGCAGACACTTGCCGATGAAATCGGAAGCGTGCTCATGGATGCGGTGGTATCTATTCTTCCTACCGTCGCAGCGCTCGTCTCAACTATCGCTGAGGTTGTCACGTCGGTACTCCCGTCGCTCACACCTCTGCTGCAGGGTATCGCTGATGTGGTGCAGGCAGTTGTGCAGGCAGTCCTGCCTCTCGTGCCTATCGTCACCGCGCTTGTTACGCGCGTTGTCGCTGCGCTGATGCCTATCCTACCGACGCTAGGAAATCTTCTCGCTACTGTCGCAACTCTGCTTGGGCACCTATTTACTGCGCTCGCTCCGCTGATTACTGCTATCGGAAACATCGCATCCGTTGTGCTGAACGTTCTATCAGTGATTCTGACACCGCTCGTTGATGTCCTCAGTCTGATTGCGCAGGTAATCACTACCGTTCTTAGCACCGCGTTAACCGCTCTCGATCCAATCATTAGCGCGATCACAGCTGTACTCTCGACGTTCGCGAATATCCTCACTGGAGTTGTCGCAACTGCTGTGCAGTTCGTCGGTGGAATTATCTCGACCGTGTGGAACGCGATCTATTTTGTGACGCAAAGCGTTTGGACTGCGATATCAACTGCTGTAGGCAGCGCGGTCAAATTCATTTCTACAATTGTTTCTACCGTAATTTCAACGATTACGAACATCTTTAACGGTGGATGGAACGCGATTGTAGGAACTGCGCGCGGTGCAATGAATTGGCTGCAAAACGCTGTCTCCGGTGGCATCAGTGGAGTGATTGGCCTCATTGCATCCCTGCCCTCACGTGCGCTCGGAGCGCTTGGGAATCTTGGATCAGCTCTGTGGAACGCTGGATCACAGCTAATTCAAGGCTTTATTGACGGCATCAAAAATATGTTTGGCAAGGTCAAGGACAGTCTCGGATGGCTCACAAATAAACTCACGAGCTGGAAGGGGCCTGAGTCCCTCGACCGTCGTCTGCTCACGCCTGCTGGCTCGATGATTATTGACGGCCTCATCAACGGATTTGAGCGTAGATTCCCGGCTGTTCGTAGCTCGCTCGGTGGCCTCACCGACATGATTTCTAACACGTCATTTGACGCGCTCGACCCGAACGCGATCAGCGCTGCAGGTGGACATGTCACTGTCGTGAACATCCGCGTCGATGCGCAGATGCTTGAACCTACCCCCGAGAACGGTAGGAAGCTCGCTGACAGCCTCAATGAATACATGCGACTGAATGGGGTGAACCGATGATTACACTCGCGCCGCCGCGCGCTGATGAATGGAGCGGTTGCACTGTGCAAACTATCGGCGCGCGCACCGTGCTTACCGGAATCACTACAGCCGCTGTCTGCAAAATCGAGTATCTTCCTATCGGTCATACGCTCACCGTGAGCGCGCTCGTGCGATCCGCAAAGAAGTGCGCTGTCACCGTTGCTGAAACCTATCACCTCATCCCTGCGAACACACCCACCACCGTTGAAGCGAAGTTTACCTGTGGTGCAAGCTTTGAGATCACAATTGCAGGCACGAATCGCGTAGAGCTGGAAAACCTCACGATTACCGACCTCGTGCACATTCCAGCCGAGCCATATCCCGCGCACGTTCTGAGCCTGCAGGCGTATTTCCCGCTAATCGGAGCGCTCGGCGCGCGCTTTGATTACTCGCGCTTCAACCGAGATGCCTACACGCACGGAATCCCGCACCATAGCGCTGCAATGTTTAACGAATCGCTATGGGATACGAAACGTTTCTATAGCGAGAATCTCACTCATGATTGGCAAGATATTACCGCTCCTGTAACGTCGCTAAGCGTCACGCGCGGGGTAACCAATCGCGGCCCGATTTTCGCAGCAGAAGTCGGAATATTAACTATCTCTGCAGCAGGTGGCCTCGATCCTCGCGAACTCGGCTTGACCTACGGCGCTCCCGTGCGCCTCGTCTATTGGCCTGATCGTGTTCCCGTGTTTACCGGCAATCTAACGAGTCAATCAATCGAATTTCAGCCTCCGCGCTCGGCAACACCATATAACGTCACTCTCACCGCGTCTGATGCAGTTGCACGCCTCGCACAGATCACGCGTCACGGTGCGCGTGTCGATGCGTCAAACGCGCCTGAACCTTGGGTTAGGCGCATCGAGCGCCTCATGCGAAGCGCTCCCGATGTCGCATATACCACGCCTTCATCGTCCTACATTGATATGTGCCCTTCGGTTTGGGAAACCAATCTCGCGAAGCATATCGACGCGGCCTGCGCGTCGGTTGGTGGCATGTGGTGGGTATCGCGAAACAACATCGTGAATATCAGCGCTGCGCGTCCCTCGACCACCGCGGCTATCACGCTTAGCGATGCTGAGGATACGAACCTGCAGGCGCACAGATGGAGCTATACCGCTAGTGATACGAAGTGGGATTCAGGCGAAACAATCGCATCGATCACAGTGACTAACCACGGTATGAAGCTCGAAAACGGTGATCTGCGCGCAGACGATGTAACGACCGTTGTCACTGATCCTACGGCCTCGACCGCGTGGAACGGCACTAACGCTACTGTAGATATGACTCTCTCTGCAGGAGTGGAACAGGCCGCGCGCAATCTACTCAGGCGCGCCACTGAATTGCCTGTGCCTTCTCGCGTCACTATCGAGCCTTCGCACCGCTCTGGCCCTAAGAATCGTCTCGATCATATGAGCGCAGCAGCAGTCCTCGATCCCCTCACCTCCGCTAGTGTCGCAACGCGCGGTGACGCTCATCCCACGGTAATTACGCGCATCGGCCACTCTATTACCCCTCGCACGTGGAAAACAGCCCTAACACTTGTAGCAAACCGATAAGGAGACGCGATGAAAAAGTTTGTACCCGGCGAACTCGTTCGCGCTGAGGAAATCAACGCGAATTTCTCAGAACTCTACACAGAGCAGACAGTGACGCTCCCTGTCTTTGATGGAGCATGGCGACATGATCCCGGCGGTGGAGTCGCTCGCACAGTCAACGGCACTACGCATCTGAGCATCAGCCTCGTGCGCACTGGATCAAGCTTCCGTATGGGGCCGGGTGGCATCATCGATGTGATGCGCGTGAACAATCTCGTGCGCGTGCCCTCAACACGTGAATGGGTGATCTGTGGCACGCTCTTTGGCCCCGGAATCTGGCCCATGCCCATATTCCTTGATAAAGGATTGGTGCGCGTGCTGTGCTACGGAGACGTTGATATTCAAAACAACGGAGCATACCGAGGATATGCAACGTGGACGGCAGGCCAGCAATGACACGAATCGAGCCTAATTGGGCTGTAACCGACGTACACCAATCCGCTAATTACGACGAAGGCCGTCCCGCTGGACCACCTACCGGAATCGTGATCCATTGGTGGGGACTCCCGGAATGGAATCAAACTCATGATGGAGTCGTAGATTTCCTATGCAACGGCAATCGCAGCGCGCGCACATCCGCTCACTATGTCGTCTCCGCAGGCCGTATCACGCAGATCGTCTCCGATAACGATCGTGCATGGCACTGCTCAGGTAACAATCTGCGCACAATCGGCATCGAGTGTCATCCAGCGTGCACAGACGATGACCTGCGCACAGTGGCAAAGCTCGTCTCAGCGATCCGCTTTGAGCACGGCTATCTGCCCCTATCTCGTCACTGCGATCACTTCCCCACCGCCTGCCCCGGAAACTACTCAGACAAACTCGCAGAAATCGACCGAATTGCAAATGAAGGAGAATTTGACGAAATGCAACTCACAGACCGCATCACTCGTCCCGACGGCCATAACGCTAGCGTCGCAGACATTCTTGCCTATCTTGATCTGCGCGTGGAGCGCATCGAATCTGCTTTGCTCGGCGGTGTCGAAAAAAAGGGCTCAGATGGCAAGGGCACTGGAGCGATGACTAACCCCCTCGACGAAACCGCGTGGAATGCAACGAATTTCAGCCGCGTTTACGACGGAATCACAGCGCTTAACAAGCGCATCGATGACCTTGCAAAACTGATCGAGGCAGGTGCAAAGTAAATGGAAACACCTCAGTATGCGAAGTGGCTTACCCCTCAGCTGCGCGCATGGCTCTACGGCATTACGACAGCGCTCGTCCCGCTGCTCACGATCTATGGGATCGTCGATCAAGCTACCGCACCGCTCTGGATTGCTCTCGCAGCGTCGGTGCTCGGCACCTCGACTGCCCTCATGCATACCCCACGCGCAGATAATGAACGCAGCAGCTGAGCTGATAACCGCTCTCGGCGGCTTTGGCGGTCTAGCGGCTACAATCACAGGCATCGCTACTCTCGTAGCCGCTAGACGCACAGCCGATCAGCTTGAACCTAATCACGGATCATCAGTTAAAGATCAGCTCGACCGCATCGAGCGCTCACTTGATGACCACGGTAATCAGCTCGATCATCAAAGCTCACAGCTGCTGCAGATTACGCGCAGAGTCGATTCCATCGACGATCATGCACACGATAGTCACAGCGAAATGCGCAAACGCATCGCATCTCTTGAAGCCGAGCGCTCACGCAGCCGCTTCGATGACACGCCTTAGCGACGCGTCTGCGATTTGCAGATATACAAGCGTGGTCTCAGGTGACGCGTGGCCTAACACTTTCTGGAGTGCCACGAGGTCACGCGTCGCCTGATATGCGCGCGTCGTAAACGTATGCCGGAGAGAATGCATTGTTACCCCCTTCGGCATCGCTCTGGAGACGAGAGTGCCGAGCCAAGCTGCTGAAATATGACCCGAATCCAGACCGGGGAACACATACCCCCTGTGCTGTCGCAGCTCGCCTGCAAGCGAAGCGGTAAGCGGAACGATACGAGGCTTATTGCCCTTACCGTGGACTATTAAGGCTGTGCCGTCAACCGTTTCGATTAGATCAGTATCGACATTGATACAAGCAACCTCGGCACGTCGCAGTCCTATCTCCACCGCTAGACGCGTCGCTAAGCGCACTCTGTAATCCCGTGATTGTAGGCACGCAGCAATCGCAGCACTGCTTGCAGGATGTGGAGCAGCAGGACTTTTCCGCACGCGCGGCACTTTCGGCATCGCGTCGCAATATCCTAACGATAATGCCCATGTGTAGAATCCCTTAACAGACTGAGTTGCTGATCTACGCGTGGATTGTGACCATTTCTGCGCTGCTGACCACTCAATGACTGCTGTCTGCTCGATTTCAAAGGGAGCACAATCGATCCATCGAGCAAATCGCGTAATCCAGCCTCTTCGCAGCTTCACTGTCTTTGGAGTGCATCCTGCAGCTAGTAGATATCGTTCATATTCCGAGGCCAATCCCGCCCAATCGACCGGCATCGTAATGAGTTGCATATACAGATAATTACGCGGCTGCGATCAGCTCGCATTCAGAATCGCTATCAGCGAACCCGGAAATACACACTAATCCCGAGGTTGCAGGTTCGAGTCCTGTCGGGGGCGCTTTTCCACACAGAATATACGCGGCATGCTTCTCTTTCGCTTTAGCATGCTTTTCTTCCGGAAAACAGCCTAAAGTTTGCCTTTATTCTGTACTTTCACCCGAATTTTTCCTAAAAATCGCACCGAGATAGGATCGCAGGCCTAGAATCTGGCTAAGACCACCCACTCGCACTGTCGCAGGAGTAGCCATGTTCTCTTTGGTGAGCGCAAGCTTTACGCCGTCAACGACGGCTATCGGCTCAAATGTTTTTCTAACCGCACTTGCGGGAATTCTTCCGCTCCTGCTGTTTTTCGTCCTTCTGGGCGCTTTTAAAGTCAAGACACACTGGTGTGCATTGATTTCACTGGTTGCTGCCCTACTTATCGCCGTCTTCGGTTACAAGATGCCACTGAGCATGAGCCTTTTGGCAGCAGGCCAAGGCATCGTCTTCGCTCTGATCCCGATCATCTACATCATCATCGCTGCAGTGTGGCTTTATAACCTCACCGAGGTTTCCGGCCGCAGTAAGGACATGCGAGCTGTCTTCAACACAATCGGCAAGGGCGATATTCGAGTCCAGGCATTGATCATTGCTTTCTCTTTCTGTGGTCTGCTTGAGGGCCTCGCAGGTTTCGGTGCGCCCGTGGCAATCGTTGCCGCGATGCTTGTCTCACTTGGCCTTCCCCCGGTAAAGGCTGCTGTTGTGACTATCGTTGGCAACGCGATCAATGTTGGTTTTGGCGCAATGGCAATCCCAACAACGACTGCTGGCCGTTTGGGCGGCCAAAACCCCCTTGTGGTTGCAGCCAATATGGGTCACCTGTCCTGGATTTTCGCCTGCTTCATTCCTCTCCTTCTCTTGTGGATCCTTGATGGGGGCCGAGGCGTTGCCCAGCTGTGGCCGATCGCTCTGATTTCCGGCGTTGCGACCGCTGCCGGACATTTCTTCACCTCAGAGTTCTCCTATGAGCTGACCGCTGTCCTTGCTTCACTTCTGGGATTGGCCGCTTCTTACATCTTCCTCTTGGTGTGGACCCCGAAGACGCCCGATGACTACCGTTCTGAGAGCACTCAAGAGGATCGCCCCAATGCCTCGCGAATCACCTTGGCACTTCTCCCCTATGTTTTGGTTGTTGTCGTCATTGCTATCACCAAGTTGTGGAAGATCGGCGTCGATATTGATGCCATCTTCAAGTCGACAGACATCAAGATCCCAGTCCCTGGATTACACGGAGAATTGGTAGATTCTGCAGGCAAGGCAGTTTCTTCGACGATCTACACCTTCCAGTTCCTTTCCAACCCTGGAACGTGGATCTTCGTCACTGCTCTCATTGTTGCTTTCGTTTACGGTCGCACCAGTTCGGGCGGTCGCTACCCCATGACCTTCGGAAAGGGACTTGCAACTCTCTTCAAGACAATTTCCACCTTGAAGATTTCTATCCTGACGATCTGTTTGGTCATGGGCTTGGCATACGTCATGAACCTCTCCGGACAAACAGGGGCGATTGGTACCGCTCTTGCGACAACTGGCGTGTTCTTTGCTTTCCTCTCCCCCATCCTTGGTTGGTTGGGAACAGCAGTTGCAGGATCAGCAACAAGTGCCGGCGCGCTTTTTGCCAATCTTCAGTCCACTGCAGCACAGATCGCGGGACTCGATCCATCGACTTTGCTTGCAGGCAACACAATTGGTGGCGGTATCGGCAAGATTGTGTCGCCACAAAATCTCACGATCGCAGCGACCGCAATCAACGAGCCCGGAAGCGAAGCAGAGATTCTCAAGAAAGCGGCTCCCTATTCCATCGGTTTGTTGCTCATCTTGTGCGTCTTGATCTTCCTCGCCTCGCAAGGATATTTGGGTTCCTACATGCCCGTTGCTTAAGATCGTTGGGCTCGCAGTCTTGTGGCTGCGAGCCCAAGGGCTATTTCACGATAGGAGAGCTATGCCGAAGTCTTTGCGATC